ACTTATATAAACCTTTCGTTTGTTGGGATGCTGTTGGTGATTCAGTTTGTTCATACTAAAGCACACCTTACTTTAGAAACAGATGTGCATGGTCATGCTTACAGAGTATTGAAAAAGAATCCAAAACTAGCAACATCTTCTTGCTACAAAATGGGGTTTTCAAAATAATGAATGGGGGAAATTTTTTCCCCCATTTTTTTGTCTAAAAAAGTCGATCAAACTCCAGTCTTTTTAAGTCTGCTGCTAATAGTATCAGTAGAGTCGTTATACTTATTTGCTGTACGAAAACTAGTAATAAAATCTTCAGTGTATCTTGGTTTCAATATTGAGATAGTTTTTTTACTTTCGTTTAACTCTTCTTCATACTCATATATTGTCACAGAAGTTGACAATACATTACCTAATCTAGTGATCACACTTTGTGTACCAGAGTCATAGAATTTATGAGACCCACTATAGAATGCTTCGTCAACAATTAATCCTGCATTTTGTATTACAATACCAGCAGAATCTTTTACTTCAAAAGTTTTATAGTGTTTAATTGTTGCATAGGGATCATCATATTTCCCTTCCATAACTTTCCTAAAAGTATAAGAATCTTGTGGCCAATCAAACAATGGATTGAATGTATTGTTAGTCAATAACACAATCCAATCTTTGTTTGGATCACCATACACTAAGTTTGCAACCTGCCATGGTTTTTCAAAGTCACTTACTTGATATTTTCTAAAAAATACTGCATATTTTTCAAACTCTTCACCGAGTTTGAACCTACGAAAGAAATTTTTCGCCACAACAAAATCAGATTCCGAAAAAGGATAACTGATTGGTTTCTGATCGTATTTAATATCTGGTAAGTAATTAAAGTATGGCATTAGAAGCTTCCATCCTCTCCGTAAGAAATCTCATTACTATAAACAAGTTTGCTCTCTTTAAAACTCAGTCCAAGTGACGTGGCAACAGGAGAACCATCAGTGTATGTAGAATACTGACCATCAGGTGTGTATCCAATTGCTACCGACGATATAGCACATGGTTTATATTGAGTAAGGAATGGATGTACTTTCCCCCCTTTCATGAAACTAACGATGCACATATTGGGGATACCAATAAAGTTGCTGTTGTTGTCGGGTGCAGATTCACCATCTGCAGCATCTCCTTTCATCCAATTGTTAATTGTGTTTCCTGGACTAGAACCTATCCGAGGAAGTGATGCTCTTTTAAATGTAGTGCAAATATCACGAACATGTTTTGCTTCAACCGCATCTCTTGGAGACATCTTAAACTGAAGATTAAAATTTCTCAGTTCAAATCCAGTAAACATTAATTCTGCATTGGGGTTAAGAATAACACCACCAATACCACCTAGTACATCATTCAAATCAACAGATCCACCAATTTTACCAGGCAAAGAATTCATTGCATGTGCAATACCATCAGCAACTAGTGCTGGACCACGTTGCATCATGTTACCAAATCCCTGAGCAAGTGAGCCAGCAGCTGTTACTGCATTATCAGCATTGGCCATTGTACCCGCCGCTCTCAGCATACCAGCACCAGTATTGGTGAACCCTTTACCACCCCATTCAGCACCATACTCTGTCTGAATATCTTCAGGCATATACATGAAAATATCTGGCAGACCTGCTGAGATAAACTGCGTAATACTATTGTTGTATATGTTTAATGACTCATCGCCTTTTGATTTGTTACCATCTATACCTACGTAATTACCACCATCTATATTTGCAAAAGGTGGTTTGTATTTAACAAACCGAAATTTTACATAGTCTGTGTGCGACTCATAGACTTTATCTGATGGATAGGAAAGTCGTTGTGCATTGACAGGTTTTGATGACCTATTACCTATAAGATTGAATTTTACAGTCATTAGTAACTCTTTACTACGTGTCGTCCTTTAATTTTATCATAATAGGATTCACTAGTTTCTTCCCAAACTAATTCTTTATCATATGGGAAGGCGGTAGAACCAATATTTTTAACGAAGTCTTCAGTTGGTAGAAGGATAGCAGTATCCCATTCTGTTTTGCTTAGATCAAGCAGAAAACCATCTACATGATTCTGCAAGTATTTATGGAAGCATTTTTTAGGAATGTCTATTCTTCCTTCCATTAACTTTTGTACTACCAAAATTCTTTTCTTTGGGTTCATGTAGTGGAGGTTTGCTCCAAAAAATTCAGATGGTCCTGACTTAATAACATAGACAAGAGGATTCTTATCATAGTATGGTAGGTGTTTCATCTTTGCTTTGTATTCAAACATGTAGAGGTGTCCCTCTTTTGTATACCTACGAAGAGTGTTCTCATCTTCATTAGATGCTAGTTCATCTCTCACATACTTATCTAAATTCTTCCCATAAGATGAAGCAACTTGCTTGACAGTAGACTTATACCAACTGAGAGATTTCTTCTCTCCGCCTGCCATGTTACTAACTTTTTCAAACAATGTGTTTGATTTGTTGTACGTTTTAGTACGTTGGATTGATCCAAATCCTTGTGCCATTCTAGACTCCTAAGTGATCTTCGGTGAGGATTAAAAATTTCATCTGCCTGTCCTCACAGAAGTCCTCAGCTGCAGACCACTTAGCGCGGTTCTTAGCGTAAGTTAGAACTTCTCTTCTCCAAGAGGCAGTCTTACGTTTCGGTTTATCATTCGGTGCTTGTGTTTGTTTTTTTGGTTTAACTTCGATCAGATATTTACTGACCATGCCTGACTTAGATACAACTTTAATGTAGAAGTCAGGGTAGTAGCGGTGGACTCGTCCGTCTGTTGGACAACGATAAGGAATGATTACTTCCTCGCTACCCCATTGTACGATGCTTTTATTGTGATCACAAAAGTGCATGAATTTTCTCTCCCACAAGGAACGAAAGACTATCCTCGTAGGATTGCCTTTATATTTTTGTGGGTTCACAGGTTTATAAACACCTGAGTACGCCATAAATATAGATATAAACCACCATCTTTATTTAGCGTGTCAGTACAAAACTTCATGGATCTTATCGTTAAAAGCGGTGGTCTATCTTATAGTAATACTTACGATATAGAATGGGTCTTTCCTGAAGGATCTCTACTGGCGGCAAATCTATCAAAAGTAGGAATTCAAACTACTGGAGGAGATAAAGGAGGTACTTTAGCAAACTATAGAGGTGATGTTGTAAAATTATTTTGCGATGAAGCTCAACTACCTAATGTGTCTGCCTCTACTGGACAGACCACTGGCAAATTTCTTGGTGAGGGTCAAGTAAACTACCCACATACTAGAATTTTTACAGACTTTTCGTTGGGATGGATCTGCGATGCAGATATGACTCCGCTTAAATTCTTGAACGTGTGGTATAATACGATCTTCAATGAATATATTGCTGATGATGAAAAGATTGTTCCTATCGATAGTCTATCTAATAATTCATTATCACAAGTAAAAAATGAAGCTAGTTCTTCTACTGATAAAATTTCTCCAGATAGATCTGTTAGATTATCTTATCCATCACAATATCAAGCAACTTGTATAATAACTAAAGCAGAAAAAGGTAAGAATGCCTCTAATTCTAGAGCATCTATTTCATATACTATGCTACAATGCTTTCCTTATTCTATTGATGCTATTCCAATGTCTGCTGGTACATCACAGGCAACAAAGGTAACAGCAAACTTTTATTATTCCAAACACTCTATCACCTACAACAATATTTCGTCTTATCGAGGTTAATTATTATGGCATTACCATCTATTGCTACACCAACTTATGAACTTGAGTTGCCATCCACCAAAAAGAAAATTAAGTACAGACCTTTTCTAGTTAAAGAGGAGAAAGTTTTACTACTCGCAACACAAAGTACTGAACCAAAAGAAGTACTAGATGCAGTAAGACAGATTACTAAATCTTGTGTGTTGTCTAGAATTAAATTGGAATCTTTAACATCATTTGATTTAGAATATCTTTTCTTAAAGATTCGTGCAGCATCTGTTGGTGAAGATGTCCCAATGAAAATCACATGCTTGGATGATAACCAAACTAAAGTAGATTATGTGGTTGACCTTTCAACAGTTAAAGTAGAAATTCCTGAAGGACATAGTACTAAAATTGAACTGACTGATAATGTTGGTATGATTATGAGATATCCTGGTATGGATGAGTTTGTTAACTATACCATGTTAGGACAGACTCCTGATGATCCTGATGAGATCTTTGGTGTCATTGCTAAATGCATTGATCAAATCTATGAGGGTGATGACGTGTTTGACGAGTCTACAACCACTGAAAAAGAAAAGGTACATTTTATCGAGAGTCTTACGCAGAAACAATTTGAATCTGTTCAAAAATTCTTTAATACTATGCCTGTTCTTCGTCATAAATTTGAGATTACTAATCCAAATACTAATGTCACATCTTCTTATACGTTGGAGGGTTTACAATCTTTTTTCGGATAAGCATGTTCTACAATACACTAGAGAATTATTATAGAACTAACTTTGCTCTTATGCAGCATCATAAATACAGTTTGACTGAAATTGAACATATGATGCCGTGGGAACGCACGGTATATGTGTCTTTGCTTAACCAATACATTAAAGAACAAGAAGAAAAGCAAAAACAACAAAATGCCTGAGGTTAACCCACAAAAGCAAAAGCAACTTAGTGAACTCATCTCTCGTATGGAGAAGGGTTTTGATGAGAACATGCTTGATCCTTTGTTGGAATCCATTTACAATGAACCAGAAGAAGATACTTTACCTAGTGAATCAAAGGTAAAGTATAAGAAGAAAAAATTTCAAGTAATTAGGGTTGCACCCACCGCTCAAGGTGATAGTCTAGCAGGATTTCTTGGCGGTAAGATTGGTGAATCTTTTAATATGGCAGCGCAAGCACGAGCTGCTGATCCAAACGAAATTAAGAAAGATAGATTACATTACCTAAAGAAAGCAGCAGCTTTTAATTTTGGTGGAGACTTAGTTAACAGGACTAAAGGTACGTTTTCGTCAGATCCTACTGATGTTCAAGACCCAGCACTAGGTAAGTCAGGTAGATTTTCTGCACAAGTACAACCAGATTTTGAGATGCAGCAGGGACCACTCCCCGCACCTGAAAATGAAAATGATAGTGGTATTGGAAAAGCATTTGCAAATCTGGTAACAAGATTTGATCAGTTAATTAAATCTAAAGATAATAAAGAAGAGCAACTAGAACTTGCAGTAGACATTCAAGACACTACAACAGAGAATGTCGAAAAGCATATAAAAGAAAGCACGAAGATTAAGAAGAAAGCAATTGAAGTTCAGAAGAAATTCATTAGTCTTCAAGCAGACGAAAAAGATACTAAACAAGCAGAAAAAGTAGAAATTGATAGTGAAAGAATTGAGGATGTTGCTGACACAGAAAAAATAGACAACAGAAGACCCGATGAAGAAGATTCAGAAGAAGATAAGGAAGAGCCAAGTATATTGGATACTGCTCTTGATTTCTTTACAGGTTCCGATATTGCTGGAGATATTGGTGAAAGAGTTGCAGGTAGAGTCGGAAGGCGTGGTGCAGGTAGAGCAGTTACAAGAACAGCAATAAAGTTAGGTGGTAGGAAACTTGCCAAGACTGCTGCAGTTAAAGCATCTCAGGCATTCATTAAGAAAGCAGCACTAGGTTTAATGCGACCTCTCATTAAACGCATTCCGCTTATTGGTGGTCTGATTGACTTTGCAGTGTCACTTATGTTAGGTGAACCACTTGGCAGAGCAGCAGCAAAAGCAGTTGGTGCTACACTTGGTGGAGCATTAGGAACACTTATTCCTGTCCCCTTTGCTGGAACTATTCTTGGTGGTTTCCTTGGTGACATGGTTGGTGGTGCTGTTTATGACGCACTTACTGGTGGTAGTGGAGGGGGCGAGACTAAACCTAAAGATCCAAAAGAATCTGATGCTGGC